ACCGGCATCAATTGTGCTTTTATATGTATTGGAGCCAGTTGAACTTAATGACCAACCACCCTTCCGAGAGCCTGAAAGGTAATACCCTGCTGCCCCTACGCCAGTTTGATTTGCTATTGTAGCATCAGGAACTGATGATGTTTTGGGCACAGTAGTTGAAACACTTCCAGAGTATCTGGATACGTTATCAAGTGTAAAGATATAAGAATAATCAGTAGTGTTGGAAGTGGGAGTATCATCACCCTGATCTCCGTCTCTAAAGTTATCTGGTAATCCTAATACATAGTCTTGATATGACGGATCAAATACAGTCGAACTTCCTGAATAAGTTGTGTCCAGTCCGAAATAAGCTTCTTTGGGGCTCGATAAATTTCCCACGTTTGTATCGGGTCGAAGATATGTGCGAGGAAATTCAAACGAGGCAACAAGTGAGCCAGTGAACATAGTAGACATCTGACTAGATTTCGTAACCATTGCAGAAGTGTTAGCTGCCCCAGCTGTTCCGTTGTCTGGAAGGAATCCTGCCGCAAGACCTCCGGTAAGTTGGAAGCCCAAAAATTGCATAGGTCCGCGATAACCAAAAGGAACAAATTGGCTGGGATTTGGAATATTATCGTTCATCACCACGTACACATATGCTGAACGATTAGGATAATCTCCATATTCACGATAACGACGATCTGTGTCAGACCAGTCTACATACGCATCACCAATCTTTGCAGCGATATAATCTGGTGATTCTTTGTTGAGAGTACAATTTGTAAAAGTTTCTACTGGAATTGGATCCTCATCACTATCTCTCGCCATCCGTATTTCTACGGTGAATGAACCCCATGGGCTAAATTGATTGGTGGGTGCTTTAATATCTCTAATAGAAATTTTAAGATTTTGTTGTTCCCATTCGCCGCCCTCTAAAGATCTAAACCTAAACAGTGTTTGGGCGCTTGGTGCATAAAACTGGCTAGAGGCTCCAAGATCTTGCCCGATAACCCAACCAGTTGATGCTCTCGCCAGAGAGGCGCGGTTAATATTCCAATCCGTGGTCCCGTTAAGAAGGGGTAAACAAACACCTGCAATACGTGAACCACTGTCACCAGTATTTTTAATATATTGTGCAACAGAGCGGTCAAAAGTTTCTCCAAGAAAATAATTCTTAGCAGATGTATCGTATTGATGATTTGTGCCACCACCCGTTTGTGTAACAAGCGTGGGGTTTGTGTTAAAAACCTTACGAATATATCGTTTAGAATCTTTATTAAAGTCAAATGTAACCTTTTCGCCGCTCAAGGATGGGCTTGAACCTGAAAAAATCATACCTGTAAATTGTTTGTTTGTTCCATTACTTAGAACACCAACACCCAAACCACCGGATGTCTCACTTCCAATCCATGGTGATCCCCAAAGTGAACCAGTTAGCGAAACTGCGCCATTGTTGGAGTAGAAGACGGCTGCCAAGGTTCCAGTGGTTGATACAGCTGCCAGAGAAGACCCACTACCTGCTGTTCCAGAGTCAATCAAAAACAAGCCAAAAGCACCACCAGTGCTATAATCACTATACGAAGTACCCACTTGCCAACCCGCTTTTCCTGCTGTGGTTGCGTCCGTGTGAGCTTTGCCAAGAAGTCTTACAAAAGTAACTGGAGTGCTATTTTTGAACCATGCTTGCGCCGCATACACACCATAAGTGGGAGCAAGTCCTTCACCACCATTACGCCAAATATCTTCTGGTGTAACACCGGGTGAAGCATTACCGAAAATTTCCACAAAGTCGGAATATGAATCCACCCTGATGGGACGAAGACCCGGACCTCGCATAGCCCGACCAATAATAACCGGCCCTACGGGCTCTGCTTCTTTGGGAATTTGCGAATTGTCAATTTCCGCTACTTGTACCCCAGGTGATACAAACCTAAATTTACTAACGCCAGTTTTAGCCATTGATAAGAGTCTCCTTGCTCAGTATAATAATACTTAAATTCTCTAATAAATAGTACGTTATATGTCTAAAAGACAAACGAAACTTTAGGAACGATATTTTCCATCAACCCATGGAGGGATGTCGCCAAGGATTACATGTTCACGCGGGATTCGTACTTCTACCGCGTTCTCGCGCACTACAATATTGGGCTGTTCTTGGTTTTTGCCAGCCCCAACCAAATATCCTAAGACCCTTAAGCCAATTTTTGTTTCGTAAATACGGGTTTCTTCGCCCATATCAGCAACATTATTGGTTGAAGCAAAATCACTATCCATAAAAGCTTCATATCGGTGACCTGAATGACCCAGAAGAACACTATAATTAATTCCTCCAGCATCGGTAACAAAGGGTTGAATTATTTCATTAATTTGTTGCTGATATTCTGTTTTGATTTGAATAGAATATTTAGCTTCAATATAAACCGGCATTGGAATAGTAACGGTTTCATATACTATTTTTTTATTCTTCTTTTTGCTCGGAAAGTTAATTTGTTGACCACCAACTTTGCCTGCGTTGCCTGCAACACCACTTTTCTTTCTATAAGCATCTGCATTAAGAAAATTGGCAGTTTTGTCTTGCTTGACCCTGCGAGCAATTGTTATGGAGCCGCCTTTCTTGTCTGGAAAGGGGTCTATATTTCCAAAGAACATTCCTTTTTTTCCCAAATCTTTGGCAAAACTATCTCTTTGAACGGTGATAATGGGGAAGATAAGAGACCCTTCCTTGTCCCTTAAATTCTTGTTATTTTTAACTTGATTCGAACGTTCTCCTGCAACCCAAACGATAGGAACTTTATCAAAACCTTTGTTCGTGGTACACGAAATATTTAATTGTTTATCAAGCCAATCATAAACCGCATAATCTATTGTTTCCAAAGACGAAGGTTTAAATGGCAAAATTTGCCTCATAGTTCCGCTTACATTACTTCTGTCACGCATTGTTATTTACCATCAAAAAGCCCTTGACGCGAACGATGACACTTAGCTGAAATTTCAACCTTATGCAACACCTGCCCAAACAATTGTTTAGGCTCGCTTAACGTAGTTATTTCATAATAATTACTTCCATAGAGAACAAAATCACCAACGCGCACAAATAGATCTTGATCTTCAGTTAATCGTCGTTTATGAAAATGAACAACAATTTTTGATATCCGATCAACACCAGCAGCAGTAGAAGTTGTACCAGGATCTTCCCACTCCACAAGCGCATAAATTCTTACAGGAGGCAAAAAGTTTTTTTCAATTGCTTCTCCATACAAGGGATGAAAATTTGTATGAACATTGCTTATTGGATAATAAAGAACTGTTTGACCAATGACTCGTTCAATTAATTCATCATTAACCTGCTTAACCAGATCTCTTTCTTTTTTGCCCAAAAAAAGAGGGGGTGGTGGATTCTCTGGTCTGTTCCATTTGTTGTCGTCGGCCATTTGTTTATCCTATATAAACTCCCATGGGTACGTTAACTTGAATACGATTGGCATCTTCAGTTAATTTAGCGTCTTGATCCGTAAGAGCAGCATATGTTAGTTTATCTAATAAAGTATTTAACTCTTCCTTTAGAGCTGTTTTTTCTGCTTCAGACTGAGAAGCCAAATCTGAAGCATTAAGTGTTACTGCTTCACCCGGAATTGGAATAGAACCAAATTTACCACGCACTTGAGCAAGCATTCCTTTCGCTACTGATAGTGCATATTTTCTAATCCATTGTTTGCCCATGCTATTGATATTATCATAAGGAATATTAGCAAATGGAAGAGTATTATAATTATTAACTCCGTCAGTTCCGCTTTTTCTAGTTGATTCTTCTGTCCAAGGATCTGTCGGGATTGTAAAATTAAACCATATTCTTTTGGGTGCGCCCGATCCGGGATCGGCTGGTGGAGGATAAAGACGGATTCTGTTATCAAAAATTTCATAAGCATAGTGGGACGCTCGCGTATAAAGATTTGTCTCAAAAGCCATTGATTGTAATTTATTTTGCCATGCTGGTACAACTTCAAATGTTGACTCATCGGAATACTGACCATATGTATAAAGATTTCCCACAACATTTAATCCGCCATAATATCCATAAAACCTCCACATAGTTTGGGGAGATTTATAATAAACTCTTCTTATAGCAATTCTTTTATTATTGACACTCCCTGTAAAAGCATATCCAAATGTGGTTGAGCCATCAATTGAAGCATTTTGAACTATGCTTTGTAAATCATAATCTTGAACATTATTTTGGAGCGTGATAGAGGCAGAATATATTCGTGCGTCATCACCAAATCCTGCTCCTCCTGCTAAACCTTCACCAACACGCTCAGCATACGAAAAACGAAATTTAGGATATTTAAGAGCAAGATGAGTGCCACTTAAGCTTGATGATAATTCACCAGACTGAAGCACGCCTTCGTGATCAAAAGTACCTGTTGTAGCACCCAAAAAATCAGAAAGAACATTTACTGCCTGGTGATTATTAACAATATAGGAATATTCTAAAGTGGCAACTTCATAAGATGTATATATATTATTTTCTGTTAATTCAACGTC